CACGCGACTCAATAATCCAGCGGCAGTCCTCAAACTTCTGCGACACGCTGTCAACCGCAAGGTTCCCAGGCCGCACGACACGGAAGACCACGTTGCCCTGGTGGACGGTCTCCTTCTTCCAGGTGCCGCCCTGGCCGAGCGGGTCCTGGATCTGCATCGCCTCAAGAGTCTGCGGATCGCTGATCGGCTGGCCCGTGGTGAGATCGGTGAAGACGTCAGTAGCGTCGCCGCCGAAGCGGTCGTAGTAGACGTTGAGGAAGCTGACACCGTCGATCTCAGCAGTGATGTTCAGCTCGCGGAACTTACGGTCCAGGTCCCACCCGTTGACGTCCCACATCGCCCTCAGGAAGTTGGTTGCAAGGCGAGCAGCGTCACGGGCGTCTTGCTCGTTGCTGTTAGGCAGGACCTTGAACGGGGGCCGCTGATACGTGATCGTGGCAACACGGCCATCAACAAACGGCTTGATCATGTTCACGGTGTCACGTCGCCTGCCATTGGGCAGCTTGTCGCTGGGGGCCAGGGTTCGGACACTGTTGTTCACGACACGCAGGTACTGCTCACCCCGGTACATCAACCGGTTTCGCTGCCACCTGGTCCGCTCAGTCTTCTGGATCTCCTTGCCATCACGCAGAAGCTCCACCAGTCGCTGGGCAAGCGTCTTTTTCCGGGTGATCTCCCCGCGGTAGAGCGCGGCGTACTTGCCTGCCTGCTGCCCTCCCTGCGGCCCAGTGCTGTTGTGCTCGAGATCGGGGCTCGGGCCATTGTTGTCTCCCTGGGTGTTAATCAAGGTACGAAGACCTCACTGACTTCGTCGCGCTCAGATCCCACAACGTCAGAAATAGGATCCCGAGGATTAAAGATCCCACCGCTCCAAACGTCCGGCGCACCGACTTCGAATAGCGTCGGCTCGAGGAATTCTGCCTGTACAGGCTCGCTAAGTTCTGGTCCACCTGTTCCAATTCTGAAGACGTCAGGTTCAAGGAATTTAACTCTCTGGTCTCGCTCAATACGTTTCTTTGCAAAGAAGAAGCTCTCTCCCCGGAAAACGAACTCTCCTGGGTGAACTCCAAGATCACCGTCTCCACTTCCATCCCAGGTGAGGTGGAAATCGGATACGAGATTGAAGGACGCAGAGAAATCAACCTTGTTCCCTGCACCTGTTCCCCAGAGAATAAAGGTCACTTAACAGGGAAGTCGTACTCATGGGTGTTTGCGCTGACAATGGTCAGGTGAACGTGAGCGTCGTCTGGGACAAATTCGAGAGCGCGTACGTTGGCGTTCAACCGCTCGGCATCAAACTTGGCAAGCTCATCCTGAGTTCCATCAATAAGAGCGCTGACACCAACGTCGTTAACGGTAACTGAAAAGTGCATCTAAGTACTCCTATTTAATTGCCGCGAGGATGATGAAGTTGACAACAGCTGACGGCTGCATGTTTTCGTGGGTCTGGTTGCCACCCGTGTAATTGATTGGGTCGGCGATGGTGTAGCCCGATGCGGCGTAGTTCTCCTGTCCTGCCGCTACCACGCCGTGATGCGGGTGGAAGTGCAAACCGGAAATGTCGGAACGAATTCCGTTGATGGAGTGCCTGTGCGATGGCATTTCTGCTTCTGTAATCGCGTGCCGCTCTTTACCTATGTTCTGCTGGCCGACCGTGCGCGCCGTGAGTCCGGAGCCCGTCCCAGCGCCAATAAGGGCGCGGCCCTGCAGGTTCGGCAACTTGCCGCCCCAGTTGCTGCCGATTAGGTTACGCAGTTCATCGTACCTGTCGCCAGCAGGAATAGCTGCCCCGTTGCAGAGCAGCCAATAAGGCTGCAAGGAGGTAACGTCAGTCCCGACGTAAGGCTGAATCAAGCCAATAGGCATGACCCCTGCCATCAGAGCCGAAAGCGTCTGCGTGTACTCAGGGACGTCCCCGATCAGCGACTGGTCGGTCAGGATCGGGATACCGTTTTGCCACTCAACAGCCACTAAAGGTCCTTGGCGTCCGGAACCGTTGCACCAGTGTTAAACGCGTGGCTGGCGTTTAGCTGCACTGAGACGTAGTTACTCGTTGAACCTGCGATCTCCCTGGTGCGAAGCTCCTCAGCGACCTGCTCCATAGCGACCTTTGCCGCGTCAAGCTGCGAGGGCTCGTCACAATGAACAAATACCTGGATGTACAACTACCCTCCCTTAATGATGTAGCAGGAAACGCCGTAGTGAGCAGGCGTTATGTCAATGGAGGCACCGTTAAGGCCATCACCAGCGGTGGTCTTGTTGACTCCCCCTGCATTGTCGTGGACAAAGCCACCGGTACCGGCCGCAAGAACCTGGCCATCGTGCGGGGTGTCCGGGGGGCCGTGCTCGTTGGCTGAGATCTCAATATAAGTGCCGCCGGGGTTCAGCGCACCGACAATTCGGGAGTGCATGAACCTGTGGGGGTGCGTCGGATCGTGGAAATAAACGTTGTGACTGTGACCTGGGAGCTGGGCGGGAGTCAGTGTGAGCGAGTTGCTGCCGCCTGGGCCAGCTGTAACACCGGGCCCCTCAGCCATGATCGCCTTGCCACGGAAGTCGGGAAGCGTTCCGTCGGGGAACAGCGCGGCGAGCCTGGGGTTTCCCAGCGTTTCAAAGGTTGAGCCGTCCAGGAAGTACCAGCCCGCGGGGGCTTCGGTATCGCTGGCAAGCTTCATGTACGGGAGGATCGTCCCAGCCGGGATGAACTCGTTGTAAGGAACAGGAACAAGCTCGGCGAACCTTGTGTTCTGGATACGCCGGTTGGCAATGTGGTAACCCACTAATCCAGCTCCGCCATCCAAAAGACCTGACAGGAACCTACGGTCTCATCGCGCCACAGGTAAAAAGCCGCCCCCGGCGACTTGTCAACCACAAAGATCTCCCCGTAACGGATCAAGATCCCGTTCTTGCCACCGCCGTTCTGCCCGCTGAGGTAGACGGTGTCGCGGGTTTCTGACTCGTTCTGAATCATCAGCGACCGGCGGGTGGGGTCCTCGGGGATATACCCGGAACCAGAAACAGACGGCACAGGAGTCGTGTTGCTGACCGTCTCAAGCCCCTGGGAAACGTTCATCCCTCGGCCGGAAGCGTCAACCTTGAGGCCCTTGACGTCGTCGGCGGGGATCAGGGCGCGCTCGCCGTCGGCAGAGACAGCGAGCTTGATCAGCTCTGCATGGGTACCGTCGTTGAGCTCATCGGTGGCGACAACTGCGCCGCCATCCATTGCGTCTAGTTCAATGTTCCGTGCCATTAGTCCAGCGCCACCACAATCTCGCTGGTACGGAACACCACAATGTCGTCCTTAACGATGGGGATCGGGACGATTGAAGTATGGGCCAGCATGTTCCCGCTCGTCTCAGCGTCAAGTAGCGCTACGTGGGTGATATTGCCCCAGTCCACTGACGCCATCGGAAACTGGACGGCCTCGAGGTTGGTCACGATCCCGGCAGTGGGAGTGCTCCAACCGGTCGCCCGCTCCACTGGCTGCCGAGCGTAGTTAGGGTCTGCGGGCTCGCCGTCGGTGTCACCGTCGGAGATCTCTGAGATAGGCTGAGTCCAGATACCCACGTAGTAGGTGTCGGGGTACGTCGCCGGGGTAGTCCCGAAGGCGTCCTCCATGATCATGTTCTCGAAGCTGTTAGTAAATGAACCCATCAGCCACCCACCTCCAGAACGCGGAGAGTTACGTCAGCTCCGCCGGAGACTGCGTACCAGGGGTACCGAGTACAGGCGTCGGTCGGGTGGGCCTGCTGAAGCCACCAGATACCTCCGGCCTGGAGCGGAATCCCATCCTGGGGGGTGACGTCTGCGCCGCCGATATAGACAGCCTCAGTACCCCCGTTGTAGACATGGAAGTCACGCCGCGCCGCGGACGACTCGAAAAGCCGGGTGGGTGACGTGCCGACCACGACGTTGTTCGTCGTCACGGGCATTATTCGGTAGTACCTCCAATAGCAACGAGGTCGTCGTCAAAGACAACCTCTGATTCTTCAGAGTTCAGCCACTCCTGGTCGAGCAGCTCGAGGAGATCCTGGCCACTTGTCTCAACGGCCTCCTTGTCCTCGGTACCCCAGGGCCGCTGAGCCTTCTCAAGCAGTGCGGCCTGGGTCTCCAGCTGGGCTGCGTGTGCGTCATGCCACAGCTGAATCTCCTTCATGTGCTTCTCGTGTAGACACTTGTTCCAGTAAACGAGCACACCAAACCCGGTGATCGCTACAAGAACTACAGCCCAGATCACGCCGCGTCCTTAGCTGGCTTCTTCTTGGCGGCGGGGCGCTTGCGCGCTGCGGGCTTGGGCTTGATCTCGGTCTTGACTTCGTCAATTGAGACGACCTTGAAGACCGGGGGGGTTTCCTTCAGCCTCTGGATCTCGGCGTTCGCGGCGGCAAGCACCTTTTCAAGCTGCTTTACCTGGGGGCTGACGTCCGCAGCGGGAGCACCCTCGAGCCTGCCGATGTACTGGTAACAGTGGTTGCACATGAAAAAGCGGCAATCAGTACCCGAGTCTGAGTCGGTGTAATTCCAGTCCAGATACAGGTAGGGGCCCTTTGCCGGGTCGCTGGTGTGACAGCGGTGGCAGGTGTAGGGGTAGGTGTGAGGGGTCTTAACCCAACGGTCAGCCATGAAAGAACGTCCTCCGGTAGACAGAGGATATTCTGCGCTACTGCAATTAGCTAAACGTCAATCCCGAGCATATTTGAAGTACTTGTGTCTCGTAAAGAGCGAGCCATGAAGTCGTCAATATCCTTCGGGCGTATTGGTTTTGCCACCCCAGGGGGTATACGGAACGGCTGCTTGGCTTCCGGTTCGATGATGTTCATCACCGCGTAACCCAGTGCGTCGACCAAGTGGTCGTCGTGCTTGTGGAACTGCTCCTTGGCGTCCTCGCCGGTCAGACTCCGGTGTTCGGCGTAGCGGTAATTGACCAGCGACTGCCACGTTTGGCGGCAGCGCCTATCGACCTGGATGCTTGGGAGCTTTCCATCGCGATGCACGATGTCCGTTGAAAAAAGCTTTCCAAGGCGCATCGCCCTCACAGAGGGCTCCTTGGTTGAGGGCTGTATTCCGTAGATACCAAGGTTCCCGTACTCCGTTATATACGACAAACCTTTGAGTCCTTGAACCTGCGAGCCTGCTGGGTCTCCGTACCACCTGATCCCCTCCGGGTTGATCTTGTACTGATCATTGATCGCGCGGATCTGCCTTACGTGCCAGTTGGGCGTCTGCTCTGAGACCTGGTGCTCGGCGAAGACGATAATTGGCTCCTCGCCGTCCTTGTGGACAGCCAGCCACACAATTGCCGTCGGGTTACGGTAGCCGAAGTCGATGCCGCAGTAGATATCGTGGACTGGGGTGGGGACAAAGCCGTCAATAAGGTGCTTGCGGTCGTCCAGCATCGTGAAGACCTGGCCCTCGAAGACGTCCCAGCTGCCCTGCAAGTAACGCTCCCGCCAAACGTCGTTGTAGTCTGTGAGCAGGGAGTCCAGGTAATCCTGGGGCAAATGGTGATTTTCAGTAGTGGGGGCGCGGAAGTGATCGAAACCTGGCTTCGTGGTGTTAACAAAGTTGCGCCTGAGCCAGCCACTTGCTCCTGGGTTAGTCGTTACCCAGAGGCGACGTGGATCCTTGTAACGGAGGCGACCCAGCAACGTCTGGTAGATGTCGTCTGGGACCTCGGAACCCTCGTCCACAAAGATCCACGAGTACTCCGCTGAGCGGAGCTTCATCTCGTCGTCGAGGCCTGAGAACAGTACCTCGGACCCGTTTGAGAACCGCATCGTCATCGTGCGCTTGTTGAACTCAGTCACGTACGCAGGTGAGTTGATACCCATTTGCGTCAGTAGCTGGTCAAAGGTACGCATGGTTGTGGCTTCAAGGTCCTTGAAACGGAGACGGCCAACAAGACCGTAGGTGCCTGGGTACGCCAGTGCGTGGTAAATCGACTCCCGGCAGCCAATAAGGCTCTTACCAGAACCAAAGCCACCCGAGTACAACCGAAACTTGGCCTCAGACTGCAAAAAGGCCAGCTGGGCACGCAGCGGCTCGAAACCGGCGGCAAGGTCCAAAGCCTGCTCACCGTTTGCAAGCTCGACAACGTTCTGTGGCTTAGGTGCTATTTAACCCTGCTTTGCGGGAAAGGTACTCGGTTTTGGTAGCAACTGGGTAACAACTGCTACGGAGTAAGTGTAACCGCGGCAACCGTTGCTTTGTCAAGGGTAACTGTGTGCAACTTGCCCCTGTGGTTCTTTGGAATTTGGGACAGGGTACCTTGGGAACCCCCCGGCACCCAGTTGCTAGGTGCTCGTTTTTGGGCCGCACACAACCGCTAACTGAAGAACCGGGGGGGCTTGCCTCTCCGGTCTGCCCCCCCAGAGCCTCCAGGCGCTAGGTAACCAAGCCAGTACCTACTGGCTACTGGGGTCCGGGTTCGCCCAAGCAGCCACGGTTCCCCTACCCGGTTTCTAGGTAACGGGGTTCGCAGGGTTTCCAGCAACGGAGCAACTGTTCCCTACACCCAGTGCACCTGTCTCTTTGCCACCACTGCCACAGTGCCACAGTCCCATAGTTACTGACGTTCCGGTTGTCGCGTCTCACCTCGCCACCAACCCCAACTGCAACGTCAACCCCAACCCCTTGGCTCCTCCGTCGCCTTGCAGAACGTGAACTCATCGGAGTAGCGGCCACCACGCGCTGCACTCCGGTAACTGCGACTTCAGGAGCGCCCATGCCTTCCCTCACCCTGTCCCAGACCCTTGAGTGCATCGATCTCGGGGTCGAACTCCACACCCTCGCGCTGTCCGAGCCGGGCGAGGACCCCGAGGTCCTTGAGCAGTGGCGACGCGAGTCCCACAGCCTCTGGCTCGCGGTCGGCACGTTCAGCCCGCCGATCCCAGTGGCGAGGTGACCAGTGCACACCGTGTTCCTCTCACTGCTCAGCGCGTGGGTCGTGGTGCTTCTCAGCGCCCTGACACCGATCTACGCGCACCTGTTAACTCCCGATCCCAGGAGGTAGGTACCAGTGCCCAGCCACTACCGCGTCCTCGTCACCGGCTCCCGTGAGGCCCAGACCGCCGGAGCCCGCGCAGCCATTGCAGCCCAGTTCGACCGGCTGCGCGACTACGCCAACGCTACCGGCTCCCGTGTCGTGATCATCCACGGTGGAGCGCGCGGCGTCGACTCCATCGCCCACGCGGAAGCGAAGAAGCGCCACTTCGCCACCGTGGTCGTCTACCCGCAGTGGGACGACTACGACTCCCCGGCCAAGGCTGCCTATGACCGCAATGTGCAGATGGTCACCGAATTCCAGCCCGCCGCGTGCCTCGCGTTCAACGCCGGGACGCGCGGCACCCAGCACCAGATCGAGATCGCCCAGGCGCACGGCGTTCCAGTCCGCGAGATCCCGATCCAGCGCTGAACACCAACGTCAAAACCAACCCCAGGGCGCCTTCGGCGCCTTTGGGGTTCGTAATCAACCAAGGAGATAGAGATGGATCCTTTCGTTCGCTTCATCGAGGGTGAAGACGAGTTCGGTCCGGAGGCCTTCGGTCCCCGCTCCGACTGGCAGGCCACGGTGTACATCGGTAAGCCCGGACCGACGCGCCTCCACTCGTGGTCCTCGTATCCGAACCAGCGCCACGGCTACGCCGAGCGCCTTTACCACGCGCTCCGTATCCAGGAGTACGTGAGCCGGGACGCCGCCATCCAGTGGTGGCGTGAGGTCGGTAACCAGCCGGGCGATCTCAAGGTCGCCGTGGCACAGGCACGGTCCATCGTCGCCGGGAAGAATGACGACGAGCACGACTTCGCGTTCATGCTCCAAGTCCAGCGCCAGCGCTGGGTCGACGACCCGGAGTTCCGCGAGGCTCTCGGAACGTGGACTTCCGGCCACATCGTCGAGCGTGCGCCCGCCTCCGCGGTGGACAAGCGCTGGGGCATCGACGCTCAGGGCAACGGCCGCAACCTCCTCGGCATCGTGCTCATGCGCGTCGCGCGCGAGCACGGTATCGGCGCCGACCTCACCGGTCAGGCCACCGCCGCGCCCGAGTCGACACCAGAGACGGAATCGGTCGGTGACATCCCTCTGCCGTTCTAGTCCGGGGGCTCGCTCCGGGGTTCTGCGCCAAGCGCAGAACCCCGGAGCGAGCCCCTTTGTTTACTTATCTCCCGGTCAAGGTCTCGTACTTGACCAGGACGCGCCAACACCCCCAACCCCTCCAACACCTCCAACGTCAAAACCAACTGCAGGGCGCCTTCGGCGCCGTTGTGGTGGTGAACTTCATAGATCAAAACCAAGGAGTTATCGTGGAACAGAGAATCCTGCTGGCTACCGGATCGCCGAACTTCAACGACTTCAACGCGATCAACGACGCCATCGAGGCGTTCGTGTTCATGTGCAAGGACCTAGAGGTTCAGCCCGTCGTCGTCACGTCCAATAACCGTGGCGCCGACACGGGCATCGCGATGGCCTGCGCACTGCACAACGTGCCGTGCAACCAGGTCTTCGTCAAGCCCGACCCGCTGGCCGACGAAGTGCTCGGTGACACCCCGTGGCACGGTCGCCAGATCCGACGCGCCTCGTACATGGTCTACGACTGCGCACCGGACAACGCAGTGATCTTCGACGTACAGCGCAATGAGAACAGCGCGTACGACCCCAACGCCCACCAGGCGTTCGTCACCCAGATCCTCGCCGAGACCGACATCGAGGTGACGCACATCGTCAACGACGCCACCATGGACCGCAACACGCGGTCGATCCGGTGCGGCACCGCGGAGCCGAGGCTCAGCGATGACTGATGACGAGAAGAACGAGGAGATCCGCCGCCTGCTCGCGGACGAACTCGGAGTCGACCCTGACGACCTCATCGGCATCAACCCGAGCGCGCCAAAGCAGGCGCTGGTAGAGAAGATCACCGAGATGGCCAACCTCCCGGCCACCTTGAATCCTCAGTACAATGACGTGCACACCGCAGCCAGCGCCGCAGCAGCGGAACTGGCTGAGGTCCTCTGGGACCAGCACCTTGAGATGCGCGAGAAGGACCCGAGCATCCCCGAGAACGCCGACGTCACAGACGACGCCGTCCGGGCATTCATCATGGACAACCCAGAGGAGACACTGCTGGAGTGGGGTATCCCCGCTGAACTCTGGACCGTAGTAACCGCGTTCACCGCACTGCATCAGCGCCTTATCGATGCCGTGATACAAACGCACACCGAAGCGCTCAGGGACTCCCTGCACGCTA